TACGCATCGTTCCACCATCTGAACCGATCCCGATTGAAACCATCGTCCTCTGCATTTATGCCGCTCCGGGCACCGGTAAGACCAGCCTTGCCCAGACCGCCGAAGCGCCACTAACCTATGACTTTGATAATGGCATCTACCGCGCCTTTAATCGCAAGTCTGCCGTCCAGGTGGCGCAGTGGGAAGACGCCGACACTACCAGCGAAGAACTGGAGCCATTTTCGACCATCGTGGTCGATACGGCGGGCCGCGCCCTGGACGTGCTCTCCCGCGATATTATCGGGAACAACCCCAAGGCGGGCCGCGCCGATGGCAGCCTCACCCTGCAAGGATTCGGCACGCTCAAGAGCCGGTTCGCGCAGTGGCAATCGTTCCTCCGGGCCCAGGGCAGGGACATAATCTTGCTTTGTCACATGGACGAGCAGAAAAATGGCGACGATACCACCGAGCGCATCGACGCCCAAGGCAGCAGCAAGAACGAGATTTACAAGGTCGCCGACGCCATGTGTCGTATCCGGCTGGACAACCGCGATAACCGCTATTTGGACTTCGACCCCAGGCAGGGCGGGTACGGCAAAAACCCGGCACAGTTGAAAAAAGTCCCGGTCCCCAACCTGAAAGATAATCCTTTGTTCCTGGCGGGCATCATTGCGCAGATTAAAGCCGCGCTGAACCACCTGACCGAAGCCCAAGCCGCCGCCGTCAAGGAGCAGGAGGACTGGGACGCCAGCATGGCCCAACTCACCGATCCCGCCGACGCCGCCAAGGCTGTACGGCTGGCCGGTGACAACAAGGTGGCACTGGCGTCCGCCCTGCGCCGCCTGTTTGTCCTTTGTGAGCCGCTGGCCCTGTTTAACGAGCATGTTGTCCCGTTGATGAAAATCAAGGGCGAAGTGCTTACCGAGGCCGTGAAGGCTACCAAGCTCCGCAAGTGGAGGGCCGACAAGGCTTCCGGCTTGTATGTGGAGGCTGTCCAATGAAGGGCGACTACGCGCACAGTGCCACCACGGGCTACTACGCGCACAGTGCCACCACCTATACCCTGAAGGACGGTGAGTTATGTTGCGAGTAAGCGTAAGTTCGCTCGATCTCTTCGCCACATACCAACGGGAAGAAGATTTGCCGCTGGCGGTGTTTCTCGCTCAGCTTCGGGGACAGACGCCGCGCACGGGTCCGATGGATCGCGGGCTGGCCTTCGCTAAAGCGATGGAGCAAGGCCAGTCGGGCGACATCATTACGGCTGACGGCCATGCTTTTGCCATTACTTGCGACGTGGAAATTCCATCCATGCCGCACCGGGAAGTGAGCGCGGAGAAGGACTACGGCGGAATCATCGTTTCGGCCCGCTGTGACCGCGTGCATGGGTTGGTAATTGCCGATGACAAGACGACGGAAAGCTGGTCGAACGGCGGGGCCGAGAAATACCTTGAGAAGTGGCAATGGCGGTATTACCTGGACCTGTGGCGGGCACGGCAGTTCGATTGGCACATTTGGGAATGCCGAGAAATCAACGTTCCCGAGAATACGCCGAACGTCAAGAAGGCTTGGGAAGTTTACCACCATCACCTGATAACGCAATACGCATACCCCGGATTGGAGGCCGACTGTGCCGAGCACGCAAGACAGTTCGGGCAATTCGCAGAACGTATCGGCTACGCTGGCTAAGGCACTGCGTCAGACAGAGATTTTCTGGCGCGTATTCATACGGGAGGGCGACCGGGCCGAATTGGGGTACTCGCATCAACTGCCCCGCGCATCGGCCCAACTTCGCGCCTGCCTGGACTTGGTGGACGCGGCTATTAGGAGAGGAGAGTGCTGAGGATCGCAGGAAGTTACTCGCCCTTTACCGGGCCATCAATCACAACTAGCACGAAAGGAGAACACAGTGGCAACAGCCGAAAGCAGCAAGACTCCCCCTACGCCCAAGCGCGGTGAACGCGGCACGGGCACAACAATCACCATTGACCTGCATGAGCACGCGTCCCTGCTCACTAAGATTCGGGAAGCGGCCAAGGCCGACGACCGGGAACCGAGCAAATTCCTGCGGCGCATCATCGTCAAGCTGGACGAAGAAGGGAAGCTGTTCAAGCAGGAGTAGCGCGATGGAAGTTCCACGGGGCAAGAATCTATATCGCGTTGGATGGAAGGCGGGCCTTCTTACGGTGCAATTCCGGGGAAGGCCAACCATCTACATCTACGGCCCTGGTGTGGAGCGGAAGGACGCGGAAAAGCTGCTGCGCGTGCCGTACCCTGACAAATTGTTCCAGCAGCTAAAGGCGAAGCACGGATGGCCGTGCCGCAAGTTGGAGTAGAGAGTCGTTAATCAAAATCAGAAAGCGGGCGGGGTTGGAAGAATCGTAATGTACGCTCTCCGTGATTATCAATCCTATTGCTTGGACAAGAGCCTAGAGCGCCTACAAGCGGGCGTCAACCGGCAATTGGCGGTGCTGGCAACCGGACTCGGCAAGACGGCCATAGCCGCCGCCCTGCGCTCACATCATGGCTTCGACAAAAAGGTGCTTTTTCTCATACATATGGAGACTTTGGCCGCGCAAGCTGCCGAGAAGATAGCCGCATGGAACCCTGGCCTGATGGTCGGCGTGGAAATGGCGAACAGGTACGCGGCCCCGATGGATACATTCGTAGTGGCGTCCGTGCCGACCATCGGCAGGAAGGGGAGCGCGCGGATTGATTCGCTGGACCCTGGCGACTTCGCCGCCGTCATCCAAGACGAGGCCCACATCGGCATGGCTGACAGCTTTAAGCGGGTGTATAAGCACTTTGGACTGCTGGAACCCAATCCACAGGGACCGCTTTTCTTTGGCATCACCGCCACGCCCAACCGCGTCGATGGGCAAGGGTTACGAGCACTATTCGACGAGATTATCTACGATATGGGCATCCAGAAGGGAATTGCCTCTGGGTGGCTGTGCGACCTGCGGGCGCTGCGCGTGAAAACCAAGTCCAACCTGGACGGCGTGCATACCCGCGCTGGCGACTTCGCGCAAGATGAACTATCAGGGGAAGTCAACAACCCGGCGCGTAACGGGCTGATCGTCAAGGAATGGTACAAGAACGCATTTGGGCGGCGCACGCTGGCGTTCACGGTGGACGTAAAGCACGCCTTAGACTTGGCGGAAGCGTTCAAGCAGCACGCGGTTAACGCCGAAGCGGTGTGGGGCGACGATCCCGACCGGCACGCGAAGATTCAGAAGTTCCGCGACGGGCAGATTGACGTTCTCACCAATTGCGCGGTTCTGGGGATAGGCTTCGATTGTCCCGAGATCGGCTGCATTATCTCTGCGGCCCCGACCAAGAGCTTCGTGCGCTATGCCCAACAGATCGGCAGGGGTACGAGGATTTCGGATGGCAAAGAGGACTGCCTGATTATCGACGTGTGCGACAACGCCACAAAGCACAACCTCTGTACCGTCTCCACCTTGCTCGGACTGCCGAAAGACTTGGACCTGAAGGGCGAACGGTTCACCGCCGCCAAGCAGAAGATCGAACGGATAGCGGCAGAGTTCCCCACGGCTAACGTGTGGGACATCACTAAACTGTCGGAGTTGGACACGCTGGCGGAACACATCGAACTGTTCACCGTGAAGTACCCGCCCGAGATCGGCCAGCTTACGGAATTGGCGTGGCGCAAGCAGGGGGACGGGTATATATTGCCCGTCATGCGCGAACATCTGGCACTGTCCTGCGACTTGCGCGATGAATGGTGGGTACGCGGAGTGCTCAACGGCAAGCAGGTGGAGATTCATTCGCAAAATCTAGCGGGTGCGTTCAATTGTGCCGACCGGGAGATTCTGGCGAACAATGAACTGCGGCGGCTGCTGGCGCGCGATGCGCACTGGCGGGACCACGGGCCGAGCGAGAAGCAAGTTGCGCTGTGCCGCAAGCTACATCTGGCGATACCGGCAGGGGCTACGCGGGGTCAGGTGAGCGCGGCTATCGATAAATGCTTTGCGGGCAAGGGGAGGCGGAGGTAATTATGGCAGAAAACTTCATTTGGCCGAAAGACATACAAGGGCACGATAGGCTTGTAGCTTTCAATCCGGTGCTGAAACTTTACATGTGCCGCGCATGTTGGGATTATTCTCATTCTCGGGGCGGCTGCAAAGTGGAGGGATGTCAGTGCCCATGCTATGCAGGCAGCAGCAAAGGGATAAACCATGCCCTCCCCCCCCGCCAAGGGACGCAAAGA